AAAAGTTGAAGTCGTATGGCGATTCGTTGAAGAAGTCAACTTCATTACAGCTCAGGTTTAGTGATGCACAGAAGTCTGAGAAAAAGTCACTCGCCACGTTGACTGATGCCAATAATGATTTGGCTTCTGCTAAGGCTAAGTTGGCTCAGATTGAGCGTGGCTTTGGTGTTGGTTCACCTGAGGCGTTGGCTGCGCAGGCTGAGTTGGCTAAGGCACAACGTGCGCAGGAGCGGGCTGTGTATGCGGTTGAGGAGGCTGTGTTCTCTGTTGCTGATGCTGAGAAGAATCTTGCTGAAATTCGTAAAGACCCTGAGTCGTCTGCGATGGATATTCGTCGTGCTGAGATTAACTTGGCTGAGGCGAAGTTGTCGGTTGCGGATGCTACTGATTCACAGGCTGAGTCGACTAAGGAATTGAATGACCAGCAACGGTTGCTGAATGATGCAATCTTTGGTGCGACTGTTGGTTCCATTCTTTACGACCAGGCGTTGCGTGATGTTGAGGATGCGACCCGTCAACAGGTGTCAGCGTATGAGGCTTGGGAAGAGGCGGTCACTAATACGAAGAACGCTCAGGATGATTTCAATGCTTCGTTGCAGGCGACAGCTGATTTGATTAGAAAGTATCCGAAGGTTTTGGGTGGGATGCCTAACCCGATGGCGAACCTTGTTCCTGATAGTACTTTGGCTAATAATGCTGGAAGTTTGTTTAATGGTGGCGGTATGGGGAATGTCAACATCGAGGTCAATGCTGGGTTGGGTGCTAGTGGGATTGAGGTGGGTCAGGAGATTGAGCAGTATTTGAAGGAATACTTGAACTTCACCGGTGGACAGTTCTCGTTTGGTTCTATCGGTTCAATTTTCTAATGGCTAAGCAAGCGATATGGGGGGAAACCCTCAAGGTCAATTTGGATGTCGGGTTCAAGACCAACATCTTCAAACTTGACTCCAGCCTTCTTGATGGAACTGACACCCTTGAAGGTTCCACAGAGTTCGTAGATATTACTGAGTATGTTCAGAACATCACGATCAATCGTGGACGCACCAACCAGCTGGACACATTCAACACCGGAACACTTGCCATCCTCGCTGATGACCGTGCATCAAACAGGTCGTTTGACCCGTTGAACACAGACTCACCTTGGTATCAGGGCGATTTGGGTATTGCTCCACGTCGAGCGATTGAGGTTTATGGTGGTTCGGCTGGAACGGCTGCGATGTTCAAGGGTTACATCTATGACTTGAACATTGAATATGATGAGCCACAGTTGTCGTCAGCACAGATTCTCGCTGTTGACGCTTTGGCACAGTTAGCCCAAACAAACCTTGTCGGGTTCAACCCTTCGCAACAGCTCACGTCTGAGCGGGTTGACACAATCTTGTCGAGAAGCGAAGTATCGTGGCCTACTGCGTTGCGTGAGATTAACCCTGGTTTGGCAACGGTTGGGACTGTTGCGTATGAGGACAACACGAATGCTTTGGAGGCTTTGCAGGCTTTGCAGGTTTCGGAGAATGGTCGGTTCTATGCGTCCCGTGATGGGATGCTGGTGTTTGATGCTCGTACCCAGGTTTCGTTTGGGACGGCTGTGGCGGTGTTGGGTGGGACTGCTGCGACTGATGTTCCGATTCGTTCGTTGAATAACTTGTATGGTGCCGAAACTGTGTTGAATCGTATTTCGGTTCAGGTTGAGGGTTCTTCTGTGTTGAGTGTGGTGAATGGTACGGCATCACAGGCTGAGTATGGGATTAAGAACTTTGCTCTAAACAATTTGCCGTTGGTCAATGATGCTGCTGGTTCGGCTTTGGCTGTGGCTTTGCTCGCTAGGTATGGGGAACCAGAAGTGGTGTTCAATGAGACAAGCGTGTTGATGAATGGGTTGTCTTCTACTCAGCAAGAGTTGATGGCCTCGTTGGAGATTGGCGATATTTTGGCGGTGGAGAAACGGTTCGCTGTTGGTACACCTTCGGTGGTTCGACAGAACGTGGTGGTCGAATCCATTCGTCATCAGATCGCCCCATCCCGTCATGAAGTATTTTTAGGGTTGGGTCAGGTGCAGTTGGTGTTGCCGTTTATACTTGACACCAGCGAACTTGACGACACTATCTATGCACTAACATAGGAGGCACTATGGCAGTCAGACCTACATTTGCTCCAGGGGATACCCTGACCTCAGCCAATATGAATATCTTGGCTAATGCACTTATTACCATCAACGCTCAAACCGGTACGGCTTACACACCTGGCACGGCTCAGGTAGGTCAGTTAACGACTTTGAATAATGCAGCAGCGCAAACGATAACTATCCCAGCGAACTCATCTGTGGCGTTTGCTATCGGTGATCAGCTGAACTTTATGTTGCTTGGTACAGGTACCGCAACTTTTGCTGCGGGTGGTACAGCTGTGATTCGATCTGCTGGAAGCAAATTAAAACTCTCTGACCAGTATGCAGTTTGTACCGTACTCAAGTGGGATACCGACGCTTGGGTCATGGTCGGCAACGTAAAGGCCTAGTCATGCAAATCCTTGCGGTAGTTGGCGGTGCAAACGCACCAACTTCAGTCGATTATCTTGTTATCGCTGGAGGTGGCGGTGGAGGTGGTACGACTGCTGGTGGTGGTGGTGGTGCTGGTGGTTATTTAACTAGTTCATTATCTGTATCTGGTGGAAGTTCATACACGGTCACCGTTGGTGGTGGTGGTGCTGGTGGTACTGGTGCGAATAGTGGATCAAACGGAAGCAACTCTGTTTTCTCTACCGTAACTTCAACTGGTGGTGGCGGTGGTAGTGATGGTGGTGGGTCTGCTGCACAAAATGGTAATGCTGGCGGTTCGGGCGGTGGTGGAGGTAGTTCAACTGTTGGTGGAACTGGCGGTGCTGCGTCACCTAGCGGTCAAGGATTTGCTGGTGGTAACGGAAGTAGTAACCCTGCAACTGGTGTTCCAGGTGCTGGTGGTGGTGGTGCTAGTGCTGCTGCTGCGAATGTCACAACCACAACTGGTACTGCTGGTGGTGCTGGACTTTCATCATCGATCAACGGTACTGCGACAACTCGTGGTGGTGGCGGTGGAGGTTCGGGGAGAATAGATACAAGCACGGGTTCTGGTGCTGGTGGTGCTGGTGGTGGTGGTGCAGGTTCAACCAATGGTGATACTGGTGGAGGTTTCGCTGGTACAGACAACACCGGTGGTGGTGGCGGTGGCGCAGGAACTGGTGGTTCAGGTGGTTCAGGTGGTTCAGGCATAGTCATTATTGCTTACCCAGATACTTTTGATGCAATAACTTCAATTAGCGGATTGACATATACACAGCCAACTCGTTCTGGTTATCGTGTTTATCAATTTACTGCTGGTACAGGTACGGTGATTTTCTAATGGCTCATTACGCTTTTCTTGACGACAATAATGTTGTTACAGAAGTCATCACAGGTATTGATGAGACCGAATTGATTGAGGGTTTGTCACCTGAAGAATGGTACGGAAACTTCAGAGGTCAGCGTTGTATCCGTACTTCTTACAACAACAACATTCGCAAACAATATGCAGGAATTGGTTTCAGCTATAACGATTCTGCTGATGTATTTATTGCACCAAAACCGTTCCAGTCTTGGTCATTGGATGCAAACTATGATTGGCAAGCACCGATTGATTACCCTGCGGATGGGAAACATTATTCGTGGGACGAAGCAAATCAGGTTTGGGTCGAGTTTCCCGCTATCTAGTTTTCTTCCCAGCGTTAGTAGGTTTTCTTTTCACTAGTTCCAAGGCTGAGGCTGACGGGTTTGGTGTTTGGGAGTTCTCGAAGTCTTGTCTCGCTCAGCAGGGTGGAACGGTTGAGCAGGTTGAGGGTGGGTTCAGACTTGTTGGTGCTGATGGTGGGACGTGTGCTGGTCAATCCCATTGGGTGAAACTTGAGGCCATCATCCCAGAGGACACAAACGAACTCGGTTTCCAATGGCAGTATCAGACGAACGATGGGTCTTGGTATGACCCACCACAAATTATCCTCAACGGGGTTATCACGAAGCTGACGAATGAGAACAACGCCACCGGATCGGGGTTGATTCAAGTTCAGGCTGGTGATGTGTTTGCGTTCCAGCAGTACTCGACTGACTCATGCTGCCAACCAGGCAACCTCACGATCACAGGCCTGACATTAGGCTTGGGGGAATGGGTATCTACAACCTCATCCACAACAACGACGACGACCTCTACTACTACTGTCCCGCTAGTGACTGTCCCTGTCACCAACCCGACTACTACGACAGTTCAAGAAACAACTTCTACGACTTCGAGTCTTCCTCAAACATCCGTGCCATCAACCACAACGGAACCACCACAAACAACAACAACAATCCTAGAAACAGTTTCAACGGATACCTCAACTAGTTCAACGACAACAAGTACTTCAACGACTGTAGCCCCAACAACGACAACGACGGTTTATGTTCCACCTGTAACAACTACGACGACGGTTTATGTTCCACCGGCAACGACTTCTACTGTTCCCGAAACAACGACAACCACCACAACGGAACCAGAACCAGCCCCCACCACAACGCTCCCGCCTCCGTTAGAAACAACCACAACAACTTCAACAAATCCACCAACAACGACATCAACAATCCCTCCTGTGACCACAACTCAACCAGATGTGACTACAACGCTACAAGCCCCCACAGATGAGCCTGAACCGCTCACCCAAACAGAACTACTAAACACCCTAGAAGCCCTCTCAGAAGCCTCCACAGAGGCCATAGAAGCCATCGTGGAATCAGTCCTCAGCAAAGACCTAGACACCAGCCAAGCCACCCTGCTCATCACCAGTCCAGCCGTACTAGAAAACATCACCACCGCCCAAGCCGAACAGCTCTTCAGCGAAATCGCCCCAACCGAACTCAGCCCCGATGAAGCCGAAGCGGTAGTTGCTGCGGTACAGGAAGCACCTGAAGAGGTGCGTGAAGCATTCGAATCAACGCTCAATATCTTCCAAGGTTTCGCTGACACTTATGTTCCGTTGAACTCGACTGTGCCGGTTAGCACTCGTCGTGCGCTGATTGCTGTTGGTGCTGTATTCTTGACGTTAGCCCCTGCACCAGCAAGAAGGATTCGGTGATGAAGTTTTGGGGTGAGTTCCATGCGTTGATATGGACAATCGCAGCATCAGTCACCACGATCCTCACGTTGTCTGGCAAGTTGCAACAGATCGTGATCTGGCTCACAGCAGCAGCTCTCGTTCTGCACTTCATCGGCGCATTCACCAATAAGGACAACAATGGAAACTCTTAAGACCCTCATCCTTCGTATCGTTGCAGTATTCGGTTCATCAGCTTTGGCTGCTGTTGCCGGTGGTGCAGTCCTCGACGTTGAACTCTGGAAAGCAGCAGCAATCGCAGGCATCGTTGCAGCAGCCAAAGTCACCGAAGCCCTCCTTCGTGCATGGTCATCTGATGGTGTGTTGACCAAAGATGAGATTGCTGAAGCATTCGGCAAAGCCAAGTAATGGCCTCAGCCAAGAAGCAGGTCTCTGACCTGCCGATCATCCCTGTTGTGCTGTGCTCATGTTTGAAGAACGCTGTGCCTGGCAAGTTGCCACCGAAGTTGCTTCGAACTATTGAGGGAAAGGGCAAGCTGCATCAATGCGCTGCTGATGCGTATGAGGCGATGGATGTTGCTGCGAACGCTGAAGGAATTGACCTATCTCCGACTTCCCAAGCCGATACATATCGCAGTTTGGAAACTCAGGAGTACGGCTTCTATCAAAGGCACCAGCTGGAGCCTGTGAAAAATGTGAAGCCGAAGGTCTACAAAGGGCAAGCCTGGTATCTCAAGAAGGGCATGGCACCTTTGGCTACCCCTGGCACATCGAAGCACAACCTCGGCATCGCCATTGATATTGCGAACGCCAACGGGAAACGGTTGGAGTGGTTGAAGAAGAACGCTGTGTCGTTTGGGTTCTCGTGGGAAGTAGTTCCTAGTGAGCCTTGGCATTTGCGTTATGTTGCTGGTGATAATAAGCCGGAGCGTGTGAAGGCTTGGTTGGCTTCAAAGGCTCAGGTGTGATGTGGAGGTTGTTCTCGCAGCGTTGGTCACCGCTGTTGGTGGAATCATTACTACGATTCTGTTGAAGGTACGGAAAGAAAATACGAACGACCATGCAAGCGTCATGGAAATCCTGCGGTCAGTCGGTGGAAAAGTGGAGCGAATTGATAGTAAGTTAGATTCGCATATCGACTGGCATCTCAAGGAGGCTACAGGTGGGGAAGTTTCTAAGCGAAATTAAAGGTCAGCCCGTTGGTAATAGCGGGAGCATAGATTTCATTCTCGCCAAACTCGGCGAAGCTGATGGACGTGACCTGATTGATGCGTTGAACGATCCAAACATTCGTCCAACCCAAATCATTAAAGCGTTGCAAGCCCGACAGATAAAACTCTCTCCGTCAGTCATCACACGATACAGGGCTGCCAATGTCATTACTCAATGAAATTAGGCACAACTATTATCCTGCGTGGCCTGTTATACAACAAGGCAAGAAGTATGCACTCCCTGCAACGAAGGCAACGAAGACACCGCAACGAGACTATGCAGTCGCAGTCGTTCTCCCAGACATGCAACTCGGATACTTCAGGTCACACGACAACACACTTGAACCAATCCACGATGAGCAAGCCTTAGACGTTGCATTACAAATCGTCAAAGCCTCCAAGCCCGACCAAATCGTTCTAGTTGGTGACAACCTAGACCTCTGTGAGTTCGGCAAATATAGGTTCACCCCAGCGTTCGCCCGAACCACCCAAGCAGCGATTGACCGTGCCAGTCAACTCTGCGCACAGCTCCGCAAACTTGCACCAGACGCTCGAATCGTTTGGATCGCAGGCAACCATGAGGAACGGCTCGGCAACTTCATCCTTGACGGTGCTGGTGCAGCGTTCGGTTTGCGTCGAGGGTTAAGGCCTGAAGAGTGGCCTGTGATGTCGGTGCCGTATCTCTGCAACCTTGACGACTACGGGGTTGAGTATCTGCCTGGATACCCGACGGGTGCGCATTGGATCAACCAAAGACTTCACGTCATTCATGGTGACAAGGTTGCCTCCGGTGGAAGTACTGCCCACAAGTATCTTGCGACAGTCAAAACCTCAGTCATCTACGGTCACATCCATCGCAGAGAATGGGCTGAACGCACACGGGATGACCACGATGGGGCGAGAACCATCCTCGCTGCATCTCCAGGTTGCTTGGCTCGCATTGATGGTGCAGTCCCTTCAACACGTGGAGGACATGACTTGGATGGTCGCCCGTTGTACCGTGCGGAAGACTGGCAACAGGGTTTGAGTGTGGTTGAGTATGTGCCTGGTGACGGAGAGTTCAACCTTGAGATGATTCCTATTCGTGACGGTTGGGCTAGGTGGAGAGGACGGGATTATGTCGCACGATGAGATGCGCACGATGGTTGTGGTGAGATGGCATGACGCTCATTCTGCAACCGACACTTGGACACCGATAGACGACATCGGCACCGACCCCTGCGAGGTTGTCAGCTG